GCGGATTCATATCTCAATAGCCATGTAATTGCGTATGACGAAGATGAACAAATGAAGGTTTATTACACGCCAGGTAAAGGCTTAACCATATTTCATAAAGATTCACAAATCATCATTAACCCAGATTCTTCTATAACTATTGAACATTCAGGGGGTGATAGCATTATAGAGTTAGTTGGGTCAACTATTAATATAGTAGCAACTAACGACGTAAACATTACAGCTGCTAAAGCTGTTGTAGACGCTAAGTCAATAGAACTTGGCGCAGGTGCATTTGAAGCTGTCATAAAGGGTAGCTCGTTTCGTGACTTTTTTAATCTACATACACACCCAGCGCCAAATACTCCACCTTCTGTTCAAATGCCATCGGCCTTGCTAAGTAAAACAACAAAAACCAAGTAAATGGAAAAGAATTACATATTTGTAAAAAGAATTGGTGGTATCGTTTTTTACAGACTAAAAAGTAGCGAAGACTCTTTGCAATCAGAAGAAAACACTGATGACTTAAAACGGTTTTTGATTGATAACGTTGAAGGATATACTACGCCTTATCCGCCTGGGCCTCCTTTACCACCTGTTGTAAATCCTTATGCGTTTGAAACTTTAACCACAGATGATAGAATTGAGGCAAAAATTTTTTACAAAAATCAGCTACTAACAACGCAAATTTACTCAGCAGATTTTACATATTCATTTGACGGAGAGTCTTACGCTGGAGTAGAAGGCGTAGTAAAAGAGTTAGAATCGCTTTCTGCCACCGCAGGTTTTTTTGTTGACGCGCAGGCTTTTCCTGCATTTACTCCACCCACCGCGGATGATATTGAGGACGCCGCCAAAGCAAAAATTGAAGCGCTACAGAAATTAGGCGATGCCTTATTAGATGCAGCCGCAAATCTTTTACCAACTGAAGATGACATTCTTGAGATACTTGCGCAAAAAGAACCAGGTATTGCTAAAGTTATTAAACTTATTCGACAAGAACAAAAAGAGAACGAAGAAGCTGGTATGAGCAAAGAAGAAGCAAAAGAAAAAGCTGATGAAGAAATAAAGAAAACTGTTGAAACCTATAAAAAATCTTTAAGAGATTTTGTCAAAGCTGAGTTAAAGAAAATGAAAGATAACATTACGGTTTTTACTAATGCGGTAAAAGCAATACCAGAAGACGTTGCTAGCGCAATAGCAGCTATTGCTTTGCCTCCTGCTATTGGTGCGCCGCCTGTTGCACCCAATCCTGCTTATGCAATTTTGTTGGCCAAGCAGGTAAAAAACGCGTTAAGCGTTACTTTATCATCTGCCGTTGTAGCCTTTGGTTTCGTAATGGCTGGTGCTCTTTTGTTAAAAATAGAACTGCCTGAGCCACTCGTTACTACATACACAGTTTTATTGTCTCTTTCTACTGTGATAAATTCAATACCAGTGTAAGATATATAGTTCGTAAAACCAAAAATATGAAAATCAAAGAAAACAACATTACAGAATTTGACTGGAACGTGATAGAAGCTTATGATAAGCAGCTTAAAGGCGTTGCAAATCCCCATTTATTTGAAAAATATGGAGCAACTGTGTGGAATCATACACCACAAGCCGAAGATCTTTATCTTATGTATGCACAGTCAACAACTAACGGTACAAAAGAACCGGTTCTCGGCCAGTGTTTGAGAATAACAGCAATTTTAAGTATTAATGCAGAAGAAATGCAGGTTTCTCTTGCCGGAATGATTGATGCAACCATTCTCTTGGACAAGGAAAAACAATTCTTTAAGAGTATTGGTATGACCAAGGATGAATTTTTACAGTGGATGAATGGGGCTGAAAATTCTCGTGAAACTTTTCTTGGCGGCGAGGGGCGTTTTGTGATTATTGAAAACACATCGCCTTACACGATAGCATCACTTTCTTCAGGACATCTTGAAAGTTTACGACAAGAGTTTTATACACAAATTAAAGAGCCAACCAGCGCATACATTGCCAAAATACTTAGCAGAAATGGTGGTGGCTTCTTGGTAGATGTTAATGGACTTCATGGCTTTTTGCCTGGATCTCTCGCAGCGGCAAATGTCGTAAGAGACTTTGATTTGCTTTTAGGCAAAGAGATATATGTTATGGTGGAGGACTACCTTCGGGATGTCGGAACTTTTGTTTTTAGCCATAAAAAATATCTAACACACATACTACCATCTAAAATAGATGAACTAAGCCTAACTGAAAAGTACACAGGAAATGTTACTGGCGTTGCCAAGTTTGGTGTATTTGTAGAATTTGAAGAAATCTTTACAGGTTTAATACACACAAGCAAAATGACTGTGGAAATGCGCGATGCGTTTAAGCAAGGTCAATTTGAGCCTGGGGTGGAGGTTTCTTTTTGGATCAAAGAGATTTCAGCCGATAAGAAAATTATTCTTACTGACGAAGACCCGTCAGTTCGTATGCGTGAGCTTGAAGACTTCAAAGAAAAAAATCTTGGAATAATTACCGATGGCGAGGTTGTTTCAATTCAACCATTTGGTACTTTAGTAAAACTGCAAAAGGACATAGTTGGTTTGATCTCTCAAAAAGAAATCAAGTCAAAGAAAAAGAAATACTCTGTGGGCGAGAAGGTAATGGTAAATGTGGAAAGAGTAATTAATGATAAAATTTTCCTGACAATTCCGAATGAAAATTAAAAAGTCTTATCGACCGGAAGAAATTCTTTCAGCTGCCAAATTAGGTGTGGAATTTGAATTCTACTCAGATCTTGATGGCGTATTAGAAACCGCACGTTCCTTGTCTAAATTTTTAGGCAAAAGAGTAGTTGTTCCAGTTTCTGTTAGTTCATTTAATGAGCCTAAACCACTTTATCACTCCCCGGTCACTCCTAGCGATACAATTTTCAAACTTGAGCCTGATTACTCCGGAGGCAAAAAGATGTGTGAACTTGTTACCGGACCAATGCCTTACAAAGAGGCGCGAAATACTATCATTAAAGTGCTAGAGTGGATTTCTAACAATGGTTACACAAACGACAGATGCTCTATTCATGCCAACATTTCTATTGATGAAAATGCGCTGCCTACAAAATTTAGAATTCAAAATCTTGACATACTAAAGTTTATACTTTCTTTTGACGAAAACAAGGTTTATGAAGTTTTTCCAAAAAGAAAGGAGTCGGTGTATTCGCGCAGTATTAAAGAAATTACACCAAATAAGTCTGCTTTTTTCATTAACCCTGATTCTACAATTTACAACAGAAATGCTTTTAGAATTCCTTCTGAAAAGTATTATGGAGTAAATTTTCTTAAAGCCGAAAAAGGATATTTAGAGTACCGCTACATGGGTGGAGACTCGTATGAAAAGAAGACCAAGAAAATTCTTGATCTAATTAACTACTTCATCATACACTTGCAGGAATGTCTTAATTTTGAAAATTATAGCAGTTCTGAGAAGAGGACTTTTCAAAAAATGATTGAGCGCCAAAATAAAATTGGCTCTGCTTTTGTTAAATTTTCTGAGTTTCAAAAAGAATTTCCAGAGATAAAGGTTACTCTTGATATGAATGACAACCCGGAAGTCATTGAAGGTGTTTGGGTAAATATACGCGAAAAACTATTTGAATTTATCACAACAGGAAATCTTAAAAAAGGCGAATATAATTTTGACGCGGAGTTAGGAAGATTTCAACTTAAAAGTGCTACTCTAAAAAATGTTAGAGTAACTGGTGCTGAATTTATTGATTGCAAAATTGAAGGCGTGCTAGAAAGATGCGCATTTTACAATTGCGAGATAAAACATAGCCGTTTATCCATTTGCGAATTTGCAAAAGGAAACACGGTTGACTTTTCAAAAGTCAGTGAATCTCCTCTGCATGTGGATAACGTTCTCAATGATTGTTTTATTGAAAACAAAACCAACATCATTAACTGTGAAGTTAATCGTGGTGTAATACGTAATGGTGAAATTGGTAAGCTTGCAAAAGTTTCCAAAGAGACCATGATAGTTGAACAAATTGAGCCGTCTGAAACAACTGGAAGTTTCAAAAGAGACAAAAAGAAAGAGGAAGACGATAAAAAGAAGAAGAAATGAGGTGGCAAAAGCAAAAAAGTTAAAACAGGGATCTCCGCGTAATCGAGTAAATCTTGCAAAAAAGATTAAACAAATCAGTCAAACTGAAGAAACCTTAAAAAAGCTAAAAGCTGACTATGAAACACGTAAACACGTTTAATGACTTTCTTTTAGAATCTCAACTGAATGAGCTTAAGCTTACATCAGCTGGAGTAAAAGAACTTCTTTCCGCAATTTACTACAATTGGGAAAAGATAAAAATGCAAATCAAAAATGATCTCTACTTCAATGATTTTAAGGATGTAATTGCTTACATTAAGTCAGGAGATCAAGAGGAACAGCAAAAATTAGAGCGGTGGACTAAGTCCCAAGGAATTGAAATACTTACATTATGAAACACGTACACACATTTCTTTCTTTTATTAATGAGAGCCACCTGCCTTTTGACATTGAAAAGAAGCTAAGACTCGAAGGAGTAACTTTTGAGCTTGACGAGGAGCGTACCGAAGAGGATAGCGATAATCGACTTGATTATGTTCAAATTTTTGTGGGCGATGATCGCAGTAGAGGCGTGGAATGGGTAATTAAAACAGGACTAGGTTCTGGTTTTTATTACATTGAAATCCAAGAAAATGAGGAGGTTGTGTGGTCTGGCAAATATCCTAAAACACAGAGAGCACATTTTGATCAGGATTGCATAAACAGTCTTGGATTCATACCTGAAATTTAATACACAATATGACAAGGGCAGAACTTATAGAAATGGTAAATGAAGAAATCACCGGAGGGTGCTCTCTTCCGTATTCTGTTCCCGAAAGAGAGATGGAACGTGTTATTAATCAAGCGCTTAACTGGTTTTATGTAAACTATGGCCCATCGGTTGAAACGCAATACTACATTATACCAAAAGACATTTGGAAAGCGCCCGAATTCAAAAAAACCCGCACCCTTCTTCTTCCGGATTGCGTAGTTTCTGTTTATGAAGTTCGTGAAATGAACGGAGCTGGTCGTTTAGGTACTATTGATGCAGACTTTTACGATAACCGTTTGCTTGCAGCGGAATTATTTTTATCGCCATTTGCATCAGATGACTTGGTATTGAGAACTGCTCAATACTCTTACTGGGACTTAACACAAGCCTTTATACTTGAACGTGTTTCTTATGACTTTAATCGTAATACACACAGACTAAAAATTATTGGAAGAAACCCTAAAAGAGACTGTGCTATTTACACATATGTAAAAATAGAAGAAAACCGTCTCTATGACGATTGGTTTTTTCAGCGCTACATAGCGGCACAGGCAAAAATATCTTTAGGAAGAATACTTGGATTTTTTACATTCAACCTGCCAGGCGGAATTACCATTAATGCGGACAGCATTCGTGATGAAGGAAAAGAGGAATTGGAAGCAATTTTAACCAAAATTGATGAAGAAAACTCGCCTGATTGGTTTTACATATTTCATTCTTTTGCTCCTTGGATAGTAAGCACAGGAATTATAGGCTCATTATTTATGTAAGTCTGGCGTATTTTCATTAAAAATCTACTAAAATATGCTCAGAGAAATTTACATAATCAATCAATTAGAACCAAGCTACAATGCTTTCAAAATCGAGGAACGCGATTCGGTAAAAGCACTTGTTCAAAAGATCAAAATGATTATGTTTACTCGAAAGGGTGACATACTTGGAGATCCTAATTTTGGAATTAGTTTGGAAGACTTACTATTTCAATTTG